AACAGTAACAAAAGATCAAACAACAATTGTCGATGGAAAAGGACAATCTGAGGGAATTGAAACACGTATTGAAGAACTACAACAACAAATCGAAAAAGCAAAAACGCCATTCGAAAAAGAAAAACTTCAAGAACGATTGGCAAAATTTGTCGGAGGAGTAGCTATTATTCACGTTGGTGGTAATACTGAAACCGAAATCAAAGAAAAGAAAGATCGTGTAGATGATGCGCTTCAAGCAACTAAAGCCGCAATTGAAGAAGGTATTGTACCTGGAGGTGGCGCCGCTTTAATTTATGCTCGTGAAGCAATTACTAACCGAGACACAATCGGCGGTAAAATTGTTTACAAAGCATGTTCAGCACCGTTTATGAAAATTCTTACTAATGCTGGTTATGAAAAAGAAGCAGCGTTTGGATTGATAAATAACTTTGATCCAACTAATACTTGGACTGGTTATAATCTTGAAACTGAAGCATTTGTTAACATGAAAGAAGCTGGTATTATTGATCCAACTAAAGTTACTCGTACCGCAATTGAAAATGCAGCATCAGTAGCAGGAACAATTCTATTAACAGAATGCACAGTAGTAGATAAGCCTGAAGATAAAAAGCAGGATGATATGATGGGTGGAATGGGAGGCATGTTTTAATGGCTACTGAAAAAATAGAAGTACTAAATAGAGTGCCACCTGGAGACAGGTGGGCACCTATTGGTACAAATCCTCCTGTTTTAGATTCACTAACAGAGGCTTTAGAGTATGTTTTCCAAAAAGAAGGATATAAAGAATTTCATTTGTCTCCATTTCAAGGAAAAGTATATGCTGTAGTAGAAACAGAAGATAAGCCTACTCCTATTAAACGTTATAATATCTACGGAGATAGATAAAATAATTTGGCTTAAATAAAGGTTATTATTATATTAGGTTATATGAAAGAACATAGTTTATTTGTAGAAAAATATAGAAGTCAAACATTAGAAGATTATGTTGGCAATGAACAACTAAAACAAATCATTGGTAGGTATATTGAAACCAATGATATTCAGAATCTTCTATTATATGGCACACCAGGTACAGGTAAAACTACTCTAGCCAAAATCATAGTTAAAAATATTGACTGTGATTTTTTATATATTAATGCATCGGATGAGAGAGGTATCGATACTATCCGAGATAAAGTACAAGGTTTCGCTTCATCAGCATCATTTAAATCTATTAAAATTATTATTTTAGATGAAGCAGATTTTTTAACTATTCAAGCTCAAGCATCACTTAGAAACATTATTGAGACTTATTCACGTACTACTCGATTTATTCTAACTTGTAATTATCTTGAACGTATTATCGAGCCTCTTCAATCCCGATGTCAAGTATTAAAAATTACTCCTCCATCTAAAAAAGAAGCAGCACAACATGTTGCTAATATTTTAGAAACAGAAGGTGTTAACTATGAAGTAGAACAACTAGCATTAGTAGTTAATAAGTACTATCCTGATATTAGAAAGATACTTAACACATGCCAAGTTAATATCTTAGGTAATGGTCTTAAAATAGATGAATCAATATTAGTATCAGGTTATAAAGATAAGTTACTTAAAGAACTTAAATCACCAAGTAAATCTACTTTTAAGAATGTTAGACAAATAATTGCTGACTCTAATATTGAGGATTTTGAAGATGTATTTAGATTTTTATATGATTCATTAGATGAATATGTAAAAGATGATATGAATAAAGGAGTTATCACTATTCTTATTGAAGAATATATGTTCCATGCAAATTTCAGAATAGACAAAGAAATCAACTTAATGGCGTTAATTAGTAAAATTTTACAAGTAATATGAAAACATACCAAGATTTTTTAGGTTCAGACATCTCATTAGGAGATAGAGGTGTTAGAGTAGGAGCATACGGTCATAATAAATTTTTTCAAAAAATTACAGTACAACATATTGATGAAACAAGAAAATATGGAGATGTAATTGGAATTATTTCTGATGGTAACTCTAAAATAGGATGGACTTACCCTTATCGAATTATAACTCAAAAATCATTTATTAAAGAAATATGAGCAAACAACAACAATTAAATATCAATATTGATATCAAGGCTACTCAGCCTATCACAGCTTCAAATGGTAACCAAGTATTTACTGAAGGAGTAATTTTACGTAAAGTATCTAAATTCGTAGCAGGTACACCTGAGGATGCAATCGTACCAGTACCTTGTTTTTTTGATCCAACAAACGGACAAGTACTAGTTGAAATGCTTCCTAAAGAATTAAGAGAAGAGTATGAAACGTACAACCAAGAAAGAAGTAAGTAAGAAAATGACAATTTTTGACTGGTTGAAGGAAATAACCTACAACAAGTCACCTTGGAATTCATTTACTGAGGAGGATCGAGAATCATTTAACCCATATATGATTCATCGATTCCTCAGTATGAATCCTGACTATGTGGACTTTGTAAATACTGTACAAACAGTTCCATATACTAGTAAAGAAAAAATATATCATATATATTTATATACGATACCAAAAAGAGATATGTGGCTAAAATATATTAAATCAACTAAAACTAAGAGACAAGAAGCTATGCTTAAGTACATTGCTACTTATTATGAGTGCTCTCTAGGTGAGGCTGAAGAATATGTTGACATATTAAGAGATAATGGTATCAAAAATATCTTGAAACAATCAGGTGTCGATGATAAAGAAATTAAAAAGTTATTAAAATAATGGACAGTATTGTAAAATCAATTATAAAACAATTCGAAGAACGAAGTATTAAAGGTAAAGAAAAATACGGTACTGATCTAGATAGAACAGACCTATCTTTACTTGAGTGGATTGAGCATGCTAAACAGGAACACATGGACGCTATCTTGTATTTAGAGAAAATCAAACACGAAATACTACAAGGTGAAAGTTCCAACAATAGTTAAAAAGATACAAAATTATATTCCAAAAGAAATAAATTACGCGTATCAAAAGAATATCTCGTATAGTCAATTTTCTATATTTAAGGAATGTCCTCATAAATGGAAACTATTATATAAAGATGGTCTACAACAACATACTTCAACTATCCATACTGTATTTGGAACAGCAATGCATGAAGCGCTTCAACATTACATTACTATAATGTATGAACAAAGTGGAGCAGAAGCTGACAGATTTAATATAGAAGAATATTTTGAAGATAAATTCCGTGAAGTATATTTAAAAGAATATAAAGCAAATAATAACATTCACTTTAGCTCCTCAGCTGAAATGAGAGAGTTCTTTGATGATGGTGTTGAAATATTAAATTTCTTTAAAAAGAAACGAGGACAATACTTTAGTAAACGTGGTTGGCATTTAGTTAAATGTGAACTACCAGTTGTAGTGCATCCAGATGTTAAGTTACCAAATGTTATATATAAAGGTTTTCTTGATTTAGTATTATACCACGAACCTACAGATACATTTAAGATAATCGACTTTAAAACGTCTACTAGGGGATGGAATGATAAAACTAAGAAAGACGAAGGTAAACAATTTCAATTAATACTTTACAAAAATTTCTTTAGTAAACAATTTAATATCCCAGAAGACAATATTGAAATTGAATTTTTCATATTAAAAAGAAAAATATGGGAGGAAAGTGATTATCCTCAAAGTCGTATTCAAGAATTTGCCCCTCCAAGTGGAAAAATTAAAATGAAAAAAGCATTAACGGCTTTAAATGAGTTTATTGAATATAGTTTTAATTTAGATGGTACTTACAAAGACAATACTTATCCTATAAAACCAAACGATAATTGTAAGTTTTGCCCTTTTAACAATACCTCTCATTGTTTAAAATAATCTTATATATTTATATACAAAAATATAGTTATAATGAAAAATCAACATACAACATCAGTTAAGATAGATGAGTCGTTGTGGGAAGATTTTAAAGTAAGTTGTGTTAAACATAAATTTTCTTTACAAAAGCTTGCCGAACGAGCAATTCATTTATATCTTACAGACGATAATTTCAGAAAGTCAATTCACAATCATAATAAATTAGACAGATAAAAAGTTTTATGAATTCAAGTTTTGCGTATTTACCTCAAAATGAGAGGAAAAAAATCTTGTTAATTTGTGACGATATAAGAGTACATTCAGGAGTAGCAACTATTGCTCGTGAGTTAGTTCTTAATACAGTTCAACATTTTAATTGGGTCAATGTAGGTGGAGCAATTAATCACCCAGACCAAGGTAAACGCTTAGATTTAAGCGCGGATACCAACACTAACACTGGTTTAACTGACAGTTCAGTTGTCTTATACCCAACTCACGGATATGGAGATGCTCGTTTAATTAGACAGCTAATTAATATGGAAAAACCAGATGCTATCTTTTTAATCACTGACCCAAGATATTTTACTTGGTTATTCCAGATTGAAAATGAAATTAGAAAGAAAACACCTATTGTATACTTGAATATTTGGGATGACTATCCAGCACCAATGTATAATAGAGCTTATTACGAGTCATGTGATGCATTATTAGCTATTTCAAAACAAACCAAAAATATTAATGAATTAGTATTAGGTGATAAAGCTAAAAATAAAATCATAGAATATATACCTCATGGTTTAAACCAGGATATATTTAAACCTCTTGACCCTGAAACACCTGAATTAAAAGCATTTAAGAAACATTTATTTGGAAATAAACAAATTGATTTTGCTTTATTCTTTAACTCAAGAAATATTCGTCGTAAACAAATTCCAGACGCTTTATTTGCTTATAAAATTTTCATTGACTCATTAACTGAAGAACAAGCCAAACGTTGTGCTTTTGTTTTACATACTCAAGTAGTAGATGATAATGGAACAGATTTAGCTGCTGTTAAAGAAATGTTATTTGGTGATGATGAAAAATACAATATCATATTCTCAGATAAAGTATTAGACCCAGCAGGAATGAATTTACTTTATAACAGCACTGATTGTCAAATCTTATTAACTAATAATGAAGGTTGGGGATTAAGTTTAACTGAGGCTATTTTAGCAGGTAATCCAATTATAGCTAATGTGACTGGAGGAATGCAAGATCAAATGCGTTTTTCTATAAATGGTAAATGGATTGATTTTAGCGCTGATTTTCCTTCAAATCATATAGGTACTGTTAAAGAACATGGTGAATGGGCGTTTCCAGTTTATCCAACTAACCGTTCAATTCAAGGTTCACCAGCAACACCTTATATTTGGGATGACAGATGTAACGCAGAAGATGCTGCTGAACAAATTAAAGCTGTTTATTCTTTAGGTAAAGAAGAAAGAAAATCACTAGGATTAAAAGGTCGTGAATGGGTTTTAAGTGATGAAGCAGGATTCACT